CCTGCCATATTGTCTATGAGTTCTTCAGGCATTAAAAAAGCCAAGCGTTGGAACTCTATGATCAATCGTTTGCAAATTCCTCATCCCTCAGGTAAAGGCACAATAAATCCAGCAATGTTTTGGACTGCCTATAACCTGACCACCACACCTGAACAGAACGATATGGGTTCGTGGTTTAACTGGGAAGTTGAAATGATGTTTGATGCGAAGTCTGGTGGTATTATACAAAACCTAGACCAAGGTCAGAACATCTATCTTGAGGCACGTGAGTTCCGCAAGAATATCCAGAGCGGTGGGGTAAAAGTTCAACCTGATGCTTCTTCTTCGGACGAAGTTCCTTTCTAATAACAATGTAATGTAGCCACCCTATATTACATTGTTTAGGGGAACAGCTCATGTCCTGATGCTGTTCCCCGACCGACTTTTAGAAAGGAAGAGGCATGGAGACCGAAAGATTTATGAAACTGTTCAGAGGGTTCGAGCTTGCCCATGGACAGTATCGAGTAAATAAACAAGAAGCCGATGGCAAGATGTCTGGTCGAGCAGTCACTGTCAGCGAACCTGCAACCGAATTTAATTTTAAAGAACACCTGAGTGGTGGCGAATATATTTTAGGAGTTATTCCTCTATTACAGAATAACAGCTGTCACTTTGGCGTTATTGATATTGATATCAGAGGGGATGTTAAATTAAATGAAAGCCTTGAAAGCCTCGAGAAAAAAATTCGTGATACTCCTTTGGTGTTGTGTCGTAGCAAGTCTGGCGGTGCTCACTTGTATCTTTTCTGTAATCCTGCCATACCTGCTATTGATATGGTCAGTAAGTTAAATGAGTTTGCTGCACTATTAGGTTATGGTGGGTCGGAAGTTTTCCCTAAACAAATATCCAGAGCCAACGAAAGAGACCGAGGCAACTGGATTAATCTATGCTATTGGGATGGTGATAAAACTGAACGCCATGCAATCCATAAAGGCAAAAAGCTAAACCTAAAAGAATTTATTGAGCTCGCTGAGAAAAAATTAACGACGTTCGAAAAGCTGGAGACTTTTACTCCCGACCTAGTTGATCACTTCGCCGATGGACCACCATGCTTGCAACACATAATGACAATGGGTTTTCCGGAAGGTGGCAGGAATATATCTTTATTCAATGTTGGAGTTTATTTCCGCAAACGTAATCCCGACGACTGGCAAGAAGACTTAATGAAGTTCAACTATGAACATCTCCCCGAACCTTTACCGATGGGCGAGGTGAATGGATTAGTTAAGTCAGTCAGTAAAAAAGAATATGCCTATACCTGCAAACAAAGTCCAATATGCAACTATTGCGAAAAGTCTAAATGCATGAAGCGAGACTATGGTGTCGGCAGAGTTGGCGGTGGGTTGTCGATTGAGGTTGACGCAATAACGAAATACGAAACTGAAAATAGGCAGTCGGTGCGTTGGTATATCGAGATGCAAGGTGAGCGAATAGAAGTTACAACACCTCAGCTCCTTGACCAAAGACAGCTACAAAAGATTTGCGTCGAGAAACTTAATAAGTGTCCCAGCACAATGCCATCCCAAGCATGGGAACAAAGAATAAATCAGCTATTAGAAAATGTCGAGGTTATAGTAGACCCAGACGATGCCTCACCCCAAGGTCAGTTCGAGAAAATGTTAGACAGCTTTTTAACAGGAAAAGTACAGGCTCGCCAGAAAGACGAGATTATGAATGGTAAGCCATGGCACGACTCGGACGAAGGCAAGGTTTACTTTAGGTCGGAAGACCTATTCATTTATCTAGAGGCTCGCAGGTTCAGGTTTACAACTCAACACCAAGTCTGGTCATGGCTGAGGTTATTAGGTGGCGACAGGAAAACATTTAGAATAAAAGGCAAACCAGTTAAGGTCTGGTCTGTGCCTGAGCCAGAGTTTTTCGACGACGATGAACAACTCGACATTCCGAGTGCAGTCACGGAGGAGTTTTAAATGTTACCATATTATAAACAAACTGTTCTTTGCGACTGGTGTGGAGAATATACCCATGGCAGAATATTCGAGAAAGATATACTTTGCGGAAGCTGTAAAAAAGTAATAATTAATGACTGGGAGAAAAATTTCGACGATAAGGAACCTGAGCGATACCACGACTGGATATTGTGGAAGTTTAGGAAAGAGGATTATAGAGACGCTATGACTGAGAAAGGAAATAAATATGAGGCACGTTCAGATAATACTGGGACCTCCAGGAACAGGCAAGACGACAACTCTTCTGAACATAGTTGACAATGCTTTAAAAAGAGGTGTTGCTCCGGAGCGTATTGCTTATCTTGCTTTTACTCGCAAAGCTGCAAGCGAAGCTCAAGAAAGAGCCATGGTTCAGTTTGGCTTCGATGCGGATAGGTTTCCTTATTTTAGGACACTTCACTCTTTAGCGTTTAAAACTTTAGGTCTGCAAAGAGACGAGGTCATGACCGACAACCATTATAGGAAGTTGGGCAAGGCTATTGGTGTGGAGTTTAAAGGCATCTATGATGAGAACCTAGGAATACACACAGGGGATGGTCTCGGAGATAAATGCTCAAGAGTTGAGTCTCTGGCGAGAGTTGGTATTCGTTCGATGGAAGATCAATTTCATTTAAGCAATCAAAATGACTTGACGTTGCACGCAGTTAAGCAATACAATAACTCATTGACCACCTATAAAAAGAGGAATGGATTGCTAGACTTTACCGACATGCTAGAGCGATACGAGACCGCATTGCCGATAGACATCTGCATAGTCGACGAAGCCCAAGACCTGAGTTCGTTGCAGTATCGCATGGCGATACTAGCCTCCTCCCAAGCCTCGGAAGTTTACATTGCTGGCGACGATGACCAAGCAATATTTGGCTGGGCAGGTGCGGATGTTAATAAGTTCCTGAGCCTAAAAGGTGATAAAAGAATTCTGCCTCAGAGTTTTAGAATACCTAGGAGCGTTCATACTTTGGCTTCGGATGTTGTTAGCCGAATAAAGAATAGGTATGTTAAGCCATGGCAACCGAGATTAGAAAAAGGAACAGTAAATTATATATCCGACGACGAGGGGATAGACTTCGGAGCTGACGAAGGAACTTGGCTATGCATGAGCCGAAGCAAGTACCTGCTTTATAGAATTAAAAGAGTAGTGAGGCAACAAGGCTATGCTTACATTTACAATGGTCAAAGTTCCCTAGACACCGACGAGACAAAAGCTATAACCTCGTGGGAAAAGATCCGCAAAGGCAAAGAGCTGAATAGACCAGAAGCGAAGAACCTTATTGGCTTTTTCAACTTTAACATAAAGCTCGAGAAAAAAGACAACTATAGAATAGAAGACCTTGGGCTTCCCGACGAAGCTAGGAGCAAAGACTGGATGGCAATACTAAAAGGACTGCCACCCGACGAGCGAGAATATTTAAGATCTTGCATGAGGAATGGCGAGAAGTTTACCGACAAACCAAGAATAACAATTTCAACAATACACCAAAGCAAAGGTGGCGAAGCTGATAACGTGGTATTGATAACCGACATGGGAAAGCTAAGTTGGGACAACCTAGGAAGCGATGAGGAGAACAGAGTATGGTACGTTGCATTGACCAGAGCGAAGGAGAATTTATACCTTGTACAGCCGAGAGGCTTGAGATACTTTTCCATTTAATTTGTAAGTCATTGTTTTTAAACAAATCAAAAGGGTTTACATCTCTGTCTAGAAATGATAGAATACTTGTATGATTACTGAGAAAGGAAAAATCATGAATACTGTAACTTATACACTCGACCCAAAAAGCCTAGTTGTAAGAGGCTATTCTTCTGAAAAGGTTGCTCGCTCGATGGGCAACGGAGTTGCTTTCTTTAAGAACGCTGATGAGCTTCTTGCCGATCGCAATGTAACAGGTCCACTACTCGTTAATGCATACAACGAGATCGCTGAAATGATCAACGACCTAAAGCCTGTTAAAAAATTCTCTGATAACAAAACTGCTGCCAAGCGTTTTATGGATGCCATTTCTGATATCCATGTAACGACTACACCTTTCGATGGAGAACCCAAAGTAATAAAAGGTGCTCTTTCAGAGGTTGAAATAAAAGTCACCGACATCACTCCACCAATGGCAAAAGTTGCCAAGCCTCGTGGTTCTTTCGCAGGTAAAGTTATCAATGTTCTTGTTACTGCGAACCCTCGCAAGGAGAATACCAAAGAGGTTTGCGGTTATGCCTCATTCCAGCTTCTGCTAAACCACGGTGTTGATATGCCTTATGAGCTTTATATCAAGCAAGGCGGTCGTTTGCAGGATCTAAAGTGGGACATTGACCACGGCTGGGCTGAGGTTAAAGATGCCTAAAGTCATAAAAGAGATAGAAGGGTTCACCATTGAGTATGGTGTTCCCTTGTCTGATTTAACCAAGTCTAAAGACAGGTGGGTCAGGCTTGTTAGTGCAATGGATTGTGGAGACAGCACTGTCCTTAAAACCTCAGGAGATGTTGTTTCTTTCAGACAGAATTGCAAAAGGCAAGGCTTCAAATGTGTTTCAAGAGCAATCAGAGATGATGATGGAAATGCAACTAATGACATCAGAGTTTGGAAATTAAAAAATGAAAATTGAAATAATATCAGATGACAGAGTTTCGTCGGAAGGTAAAAATTTATCTAGGGTCGCTTGGGAGTTGTCAAGGTCTCCCGACGACACCACTCCATTAGACACGATCCTATCTATCGACGCACCAGTAAACGAGATACCATCTATTGTGATGAGTGTTGAGTGCACTATATTAGAGCGAGAAATATTCGCCTCATTCAGAGATCACGTTATGTGGGCAAGAACCTCTAGAGTTGACGCACCTTCTGAGTTTGTTGTTCCGGAATACTTTCAGTTGTCGGAGATGATGGATGATATTGTTTTCCTAAAAAAGAAAATAGACATAGATATGAAAGCAGGCATAATACAAGACGAGTATCGTCTACACATGCCTATTTGCGCAATGACTTCTTTTACGACTAGGTTGTCTTGGCGAGGCTTAATAAAAATTTATAAGCTGTACAAACACCTCTCGACGATACATGAGTATTTTGCTATCGGTAAGGAAGAGCTCGACGAGAAATTTCAGTGTAGTTGGTATGAAGATAATTATAGTTATGTCGATCCGATACCTATGCTAAAAGAGCATGAAAAAACCAGTGGTGTAATTGGACCAATAGTTACTGTGTGTCAAGAAATGACAATTGGCTTGAGAGCTCAGGTTGTTCGCCACCGCAACTATACAATCAAAGACAACCTTATGGAAATAATAACTGCTGAAGATTGCTGGACCAGAACGCTTGGCGATAAAATAACAATATCAATATCGGCTGAGGTAGATTTTTGGAAAACAGTTGTTAATAAAAGGCAGTGTTGGATTGCTCAGTATGGTATCTGGAAAGACATCATAATTGCTGCACAAGAATACATAACTATCAGCGAGCAAGACTTGCCATGTAATAAAGGCTTTTGCCCTTATACTAGGGATGCCGAGCTGAGGCATACCGACGACGATCCTGGAGCACCTTGCCCCATTCATAGTGACTTGACCTCTACACCCATAGCTCAGAAGTACATGGACATGGTGCGTATTGAAGCAAGTTACAGACCTGCCTTTTGGCAAAAACATATAGATAAACTGGAGGACGCATAATGACTATGAAAATTTATTTGGCTGGACCATTCTTTAATCCTAAACAAGTTGAAACGATCGAGGCTATCGAAAATGAATTCGATAAGTATGGCTTTGACTATTTCTCACCTCGTAAAAGTGGTGGTGTAATATCCCACCTCTCACCAGAGGACAGGACTAAAGCATCTAAAGGAATTTACGACAGCAACATTTCCGCAATGATTGATGCTAATGTTTTATTTGCTATTGTAGATGGCAGGGACACAGGCACAGTTTACGAGATGGGATATTTCCGAGCCTTGACCGATCACTTTAAACTAAAAAGCGAAAACAGCACAGCTGAGAATAAACGCTATTCAATAACCTATACCAACGAGAACTTTGGTCTTAATATTATGCTGAAGGAGAGCGTTGATGCACATATCATTGGTGTTGGCGACTTAAAAAAGTTCGCAGGACTTTCTGCTAGAGCTTGGGACAAGCCTTATGGCAGGTCGATGTCCTCCGGAATAGACTGGGAAGACCACGTTGGTCGTAGACAAAAGATCCTAGAGCAGTTCCAAAATTTCAATCCGGACGTTGAATAATGGACATTGTAAAACTATTCAGTGTCTCTCAGGGGATGTCTGCGATACAAAGGTATTCGCAGCTCCACCTTTTAAAGAGCGAATCAGTAATGGAACACACAGGTTTCGTGTGCCTCTTTACCTATACTTTGTGCGAGGAGATCAATTCGGTCTCCTCTCCCAATGATAAGCTAGATGTCGGAATGGCTCTACAAAAAGCAATCGTGCATGATATTGACGAAGTTATAACAGGCGATATACCAAGACCAACGAAATATTATAGCGATGAGTCTGTTGCTGTATTTAAAAAGATAGCGGAAGCTGGCATTGACCAGATAATTGATGAGTTGAGAATAAACAGCAGGAACATGAAGACCAACTGGGAGCAGTCTAAAGCTGGGAAAGAAGGTATGATTGTTGCGTTGGCTGACCTGTCCTCGGTTATATATAAACTCTGGGAAGAAATATTAATGCTTGGCAATAAGAAACTTTTCAGGCAAGCTAATGAAGTAAAGAACTTTTTAGGAGACTTTCAAGCTAAAATAACAGATGGCGATTGGTTCGACCCAGCCCAGAAGCACATTATAGATATTGCTTTAGATCAGCTTTATACAATACTCAACGAGATTTCTAAAATCTCCGAACCAATACACGGAACATTTAAAACATTCGAAGTCGAAACAATGGTACACCACAGGTAAAAGGAAAAAATATGGCAAATTTTAAGGAAAAGTATAGTCAAAATTTTGTTAACAGAGTTCACGAGATGAAAGCTGTTAAATTTACAAACGAAGAAATAAGCAAAGAGCTAAATGTCAAAACACCAGCTGTTGCTTATATTCTTAGAAATCGATCCTATGTAAAAACTTCTCCTATGGATGTTGTTTTAGAAGTTTTCCATGAGGAAGAAGCCAAGGAGAGCATGCTAACTAAAGCTAAAAGACTGTTAAAGTTTTGGTAAAAATAAACTTTATTTTTTAGCCGAAAAGGTTTAAAGTTTTAATATTGAGAAAGGAAGCCGAATGAATATTTTTTACTTGGACACCAGTCCAAAACAAGCAGCTATGATGCACTGCGATAAACATTGCGTTAAGATGATACTCGAGACTGCGCAACTGTTATGCACTGCACACCGAGAGCTAGACGGAGACTATTGGTCTAACGAGGTTGGCTTATATAAGTCGACCCATAAGAACCACCCTTCAGCAGTTTGGGTTCGGGAAAGCTCTGAACATTATTGGTGGGCACTAGGATTATTTGTATATCTATGCAAAGAATATACATCTCGTTATGGTAAATCACACAAGAGTGCGGAGCTCATGCAGTTGCTTTGTATAGCACCCATGAACATAGAAGAGATTGGCTTTACTGATCCACCCCAATGCATGCCTGATGAGTATAAGTGCGAAAATGCAGTAGAGGCATATCGGAGTTATTACTTAGGTGAGAAGATGGGTTTCGCAAAGTGGAACTATAGCCCAACTCCGGAGTGGACCTATGCTTAAAATAAGAGGAAATGATTTAGAGCTGAACGATAAAAAAGTTGCTAGGCTTTTCGACCTTAATACTTTTGATAGAAGAGACTTAGAGGATCTTTTTGACAAAGCTAATAACTCCTTCCCC